ACTTCAATTATTGCTGTTACTGCGGCTTCAAGTCCTATCATAGCTAACCTTCTTAAAAACCTTATCAAGACTGCGATTAAGAAGCTGACAAAGAAAAAAGATAAGGTACAATAATATTTAAGCAATAGGCCCTACATATCCTCCTGTTAAATCAGGATGTGAGTTTCTGATGGATCGTTCTGTTGCTTATTTAGCAACTTGACCCATTATCATGCCATTAACTTGGCCTCTGCTCTGGTGGATAGATCAGTTGCTTTTTAATTTATGAGTGTGCGGTATAACTTGACCCATCTTCTCTACAACTTCCACATCCTCGCATAGAGAGTAATATTTGGAATCCTTAGTGAACCGTATTCCGTCACGATAAAGTTGGCCACAATTTTTTAATCTTGCCAATTCGTAATTCAGTCTTTCCTTTGATAATATTTGCCTTTGTAATTTTTCTTGAGTCGTAGCACTTTTTAAACAAGCATTTTGAAAGCGTTTATCAAGCGGAACAGATATGGTTGCAGCTATTCCAAAGTTAAAAGAAGTCGCATCTTTGTTGCCACTATAATTTTCTCGATGGAAAAGAATCTCACCAGCGTTTGTAAGGTTCCCATCGTCGTCTGTAGCCTCGTTATAAACTGGCGTGAGGTAAGTGTAGTCTTGAGGTCGTTTGATCGCTACTGAGGTCGTTGCAAATGGGCTGATTGATAGTGTAGCTCCTGAGCACATAATTCCATTTCCATAAGTGTTCTCGGTCATGGGACCTGTTAATACTTGGGTTGCAAAATTAGAAACTGAGGATGATGTATTTGACTGTGGGTTGGCAACAGCTGAGGTGTTTGCATAACTTGGCAAACAAGAAAAAAGACTTACTAATTGGAGAAGATAATAGTGGTATCTGTAACCACCTCTGATTGAACCGTTCTTGTTATATCGATCACGCTTTCCAAAGAAGGTCCTTTGTAAAACTCTGAAAACTGAAAAGCATTCCCTTGTGTGGTTTGCTGCCAGTTTGGTTTTTGATCCATATTTAAACCAGTCCATTCATAAGTAGTTCCATTGATGGTTTCTGTGACGGTGGCATTGGGCATTGAAATTGTGTCGCAATTTCCGCAAGATATGCCCGAACCAGTAACGCTGTAGGTATAGCCTGAATTGTAGCGAACTTCTCGGATATTTTCTGTGAGATTATTTGTGGTCACGCTTCTGCTCGTACTTGTCGCACTTGTAAAGTTTGGCACAACAGGAATTGCGTATGCTGGACTAACAATAAATAAAAATGGAATATACTTCCACATTAATCAACGGTTAAGTCTGTAACGAATTGACCAGTAAGAACAACTCCAGTTCCAGTTCCTCCTGTCAAACTCATTGTGTGATGATCTAAAGTGACGGCTGCTGTTCCTACCGACCCAGCGGCAGTTGAAGTCAAATCACTAAAGTTACCTACAGTTCCAACCGTAGGTGCTGACCCAGCGGTGGCATCTCCTTCAAGATATGATTGAGTAAAACTGAAAGTTTCCCCAGCAGTTGTTTGAGTTGCACTTGGCATAGTTACTGCAGGAACTCCATTTGTAACAGATCCAAAGCCTCCCACACTTGCAGCGTCTCCACTTGTAGTTGTAATGTTCGTTCCACTTATGCTATAGGATGAGCCAATTTTATCGGCTGAAGTTGCTGCGGATAAACTTTCCAATTTAACACTTGATGTGATCGTACTTTGAATATCACAAAATGCCGCAGTTGGAAAACATAAAACGGCAAGTAGTAAGAGCTTTTTCATTTGATACCGACTTTGTTTTTACTATTATCTACTATCTTAGGACCGTTATTGTTATTATTGCCACCTTTCTTCTGTCCGACTGAAATTCCGTAACTACCCAAAACACCACTTACAAGTCCGGCAGTAAACGCTCCATCGATTCTAACTTTGCCCATATATCCCAAAGTCATCATCGATAAACTCCAAGTCAAAATCAGAAATCTAACTCCGTGACCAAAAAGGTCGCCCCAATCAAAGCCTTCTTTTTCTTGCTTTTCTTCTTCCATAAGGATTGCTTTTCTTGTTTTATACTAACAATTTAGCTATGTTAGGAAAAGAAAACAAAAATTCATGTCAAAGTTTCTAATTAATTTATTCATAAGATTCGGCAAGAGTGAAAGTCTACGCAAAGCTGCACTTAACCTTTTAAAAGATTTAGCTTCAAAATCAGATAATGACGTTGATGACGCAATTGTCAAAATGATAGAAGAGAAGCTCTTTCCAGTAAAATGATCAAAAAATTTTTAAATATAGACATAGAAAAGGCTCCTCCCGAAATGGAACTTGAAGTTGAGCTTCAATGCAGAGAAATTATGGAATCAAACGATATTGATAATATTAAAAGATACTGCACCCACTTAGTAAGACATAAATTAAGGCAAGATATGTTTTTATCTTCTTTGCTTAATTATTTTATTGATCTTGAGTTTGTGAAGCCAGTTAGGAGAAAAAAGCGTTTTAAATTATTTTAAAGTTTTCTCGTATTGTTGAATATATTTATTTTCAAAGTCTCTGATTAACATATTATTGGTTCTATCAACTTCATAGTTAAATTTTAGAACTGCGGTTTTTATATGTTCTTTAACCCAACGACCCTCTTCATAAATAACTTGAGCTTTGCCATTTTCTTTAATAAAAACATAGTGATCTTGACCTTTCAATTGAACATCTAAAAAGTTTCTTTCCAGATCTTTGCGTCTAATATCTTTCAGTTTTTTTAGTTTTACCGAAGAATGTTCTTTTTTCATTTTAATTCAAGCGTAATATCGACCCAAGAGGGTTGAGGTTTACATCCATCTATAACACCATAAAAGGGATTATTTATATATTCAAATGTTTTCTTTTGAAATGCATCATAATAAATCATCCCAATATATGGGTTGGACGGAAACTTTGCTTTTTTCATTAAAAGGGAATTTCTGAATCCCAATTCATATTGTAGTCCGCTTTTGATTCTTCTTCTTGCGAAACAACAGTTGGTTTAGCATTTGGAAGCATTCTTGGATTTACAGACCCAAAGGCTCCATAATCTTCCTCATCATTGTCAAAAGTGTTCTTTTTACCATTAGCACTAATATATATGCCTTTTACTCTTACTTTGGTATTTTCTCGCATATCAAAGACATTTCCTTCTTTATGCTTTGATGCATCTTCTTTGCAAGCTTGAAAATGGCTACAGAGAGCATCTATACTTTCAAGTGGCACAAAGATGTTGAACCGTCGAGGAAATCTATCTTTGCTATTTTCAAATTTGTTATCGCCAACTGTAAAGTTGATCGGCAAAGGCAATGCGTTTTCAAAATCCATTTTCTTTTGGTGTAATGTTGTTTTCTTTCTCCCAAGCGATAACTTGGTCGAGGTTGTAGCGAACTCTCAAAGTTTTTGAAGAGGCCGCTAATTTTGGGATTTCATACCACGGTGGTCCTATTTGACGATTTTCTTTCTTTGATTTGTGACGCCAAATTTTTATTGTGTTTGATTGAACTCCATATCTTTCTGCCAGTTGATTGGTGTCAAGATAGGGTAGGGCTTCTGTCATAACAAAGAAGCCTCCTTTTGAACGATTGCGTTAGTCAATTTAAATTTATCGTTTTGAGAAATTTTGCCCTCTTTTAAATTGCTCTCCAATCTTTCTTTAACTTGATCAAGTTGTTGTTGGGTTGTAGCTTTTTGTATCCATTTAAAGGCAAGCTCATAAATTTCCGAGGTTGGACTTGAAGCAGTATTAGAAGATTTATTTGCTTTTTCAGGTTTGCGTTTTGCCCAATTTTGCTCTTTGTCATATAAAGAAAGACCAAACTGATCACCAAATTGCATCAAGGCACGTTTTCTTGCATCGCTCTCAGCCTCTTTAATTGCCGACTCGTGCTTTTCGCCATCACTCATTTTTCCTCCTCTTCCGTGACCTGTGCCATAGCCTTCTCTAACTACGTCACCAACAGTAACTCTTACTTTTGCAATGTAAGAAAAAATAGAGTTTCCATAGCTGTCTTTCCCTTCACTGACTAAACCAGCTTCTAAAGTTTCTGATGACCATCCACCAAAACCAAAGATGCGATTAGCCTCTTGGATCACGTGCCAGCTTTCTACATAAGCCAGTTTTAAACCTCCTCCACCTTCTCGAAAAGAAACGTTGTCGGGATTTATTGGTTGTTTTAGAAGCTCAACCTGCTCTTTTGAAAAAGTCATAATATGTAGGCCCAATTTGGCAAAGATAAAGTTTCTACAGTTTCGCTGTAGCCACGCCAATATCCATCGGTGTGGCATTTTGCTATTTCTGTGAGTGCGAGGTCTCGTATGGCACGACCCTCGGTAAGTGCGTCATCGTCTAATGAATAAACTCCAACTGCAAAGGGATAAACCTTCTCAACAAATACAAAATAAAACTCAGATGCTTGAGTTACTTGTAAATAGTGGGCGGCTTGCAGATGGTAAAAGTATCGAGCAATTGTTTTAATTGCATTTTCTGGTGACGCTCCGCCTTCCCCAGTGGTTTTTAGGTCGACAATAATATCGCCATTTATCCAGTCGGGTCTAGCTTTTACTGCCAACCCTGTAGAAGGGTCGCTTTTAAAATAACTAAGTTCGGGCTGTCCGTAAGTGAGAAGTTTAGACGCTAACGGATGATTGTGAACTGACGCTGCAAGAGAGGAGGCAAGGTCATATTCAACTTGTGAAATTGGTTCTTTGCCTTGAGCAATAATTTCTTCTGCTGCAGCCTTGCCAGCTTTTGTTGTTCTGTTAGGGCAAATAATATATTCTTTTGCAGCCCTCTCCGTTTCAAGAGTGAAGGCGTGAGCCAGTTCTCCATCTCGAAACGCTTTTTTAACAACTGGGGCATGGTCAACTTTGCCATCCCCATATTTCAATTGATGCCAAACTTTAGGACAAGTTTTAACCCAGTTTTTAAGGTCTGTGGCACTAATATCATCTTTTGCATGATATTCGGCGTTAGGCATGTTTTTGATCGCTGGATCAGAGGATATCATCTTATGAGTTCCTCACAGGCTGCTTGTATTCCTGTATTGCAGTGAATTTGAGTAGATTTCTCAAGCCCCTGGCTGAAACCTGTGTAAAGGATTCCACCAATTACAAGGTATAAAAATAAGTTGCTCATTTTAAAAAATTGCAAGGATAAAAAGTCATCTCTGACTATTCAAATTATAACTTTGGAATCACCTTAAATCAACCTGAATATATATTTATTTAGAGTATATCTAGGTTTATTGACGTTTATAAAGAAACGAGGTAATATATAAGTAGGCAGAGATGCCACCTGAAACTTGCTAAAAGTATTTCAAATGCAAAAAACTCAACAACAACGAGATTTTGATACTAAACTCAAAACTCTTAAAGCTAACGCTAAAAAAGTTGAAAGCCTAGTTGCTCATTACGAGGAACTACAAACAATAAAAACACATTGGGGATTCAACGGAGACTTAGGTCGTATCAATGAATTATTCAATCAAATTTTCAACGAGGATGCAGAATGATTACTTTTACAGCAAAAGACCTACTCAAAGAAATTGAATTTGAATTAGGCGGTAAACTTACACCTCACCAACGAATCATCGGAGGTAAGGAAATTTACAAAAGATATGGTTTCAACTGCCGAATTGCTCCCGAGCAAATAGAAGAGGCAACTCAAACAATTATTCAAGCAATTTTTTAATCAAATGACTACTTTAAGATTCGCATCAAACTCAACTCTTGTTGAATTAGCAAAATTGACTAAAGAAAACAAGAAGTTCAATCAGCCTTATCAAAAAAGAACCACAACCAAAAAAGGTTTTTATTTAGTAAAAGACGAAGGCATTTATCTTATGAACGCTTTTGACACTAGAAGCGGGAACAACAATTGGGTTATTTATGCAAGAGGCTATAATCCAAAAACCACTGATCGTGATTTAGTTTGGGAAAAAGCACATGACGTTTCTCCCGACGACTTTGCAGAATTTATACCTTTAAGCCCAAAAGCAATTGAAATTCTAATTGAAGGCGGTGACCTTAAGGTAAAACTTACTGAAACAGATATCACTGTTACTTGCACAGGTAAAAAATAATGTATATTCAATCAACAAAGAAAAAAGGCACTTTCAAAGCCACAAAAGACGGCCATCAGCTACTTGAACTTATTTCGGATATGGGCTGGGACTATGATAGGTTTTCTTCTTCGGGTCAAGAAACCTACGATAAAATAACCAAAATATTAGGAATGGATGAGGTGTCATGAACTTTACTACCGAAGAATTAGAACATCTTTGTTTTGTTACTAGGGTCAATTTAAACGGCACAAGATCATATTTGGAAGATATGAAAGACTGCGTTAAACACTCTAGAAAAAGAAAAGACCCAAGACACATTCTTGACTCTTATGTTTCTTTAAGAGACTCAACAAGAAAAAGAGTTAAGAAAGACCAAGCTTTATTAACTAAATTAGAAAATCAATTTATTTTACAAGGAGGTACTTTTGAATGAAACATTTAACAAAGCAAGAAGCTCTCTCGAATTTTCGAGAGGCTTGGCGTTCTGAACTTAAAGGTTCAAGACTTTATTACGATACAATTGCCAAAAGAGAAGCGTTTGCTAATTATACAGACAGCCTCTGTAAAGAAGGCAAAATAACACTCAAACAATATGAAAGTTGGGGGAATCCTTTTTAAATGACTGAACAACAATTTCAACAAGCAAAGGCAGAACTTACAGACAGGTGGTTTCAAGACGAATCCTACACCGATGATATGTATATCGCTGACCTCAAAGGCTTAAATGCTTCTTGGCTTATCGCCTGTTACAACAAAACTTTGTAAATAATTTAAAAAAATAAAGCTTGACTGAAAAGTTCGAGTTGAGTAACTGGGGGAGGTAATTTACTTTTATCTCCCCATTGCTCTGCCATAGCTTCAGCAATTCCGTTGTAAAATTTCGACCTTTCTTTTCCTTTACCGCTGCCAAGCCACCATATTCTCTTCGATATCTTATCGGGGAGCTTTTTTGTTTCCTCCAAGACGTTGTTTGTATCTTTTAATTTTGGTAAATTTTTAAGCCAAAGGCAGGTTTTTTTATACTCCATATCACCGAATTGATAAGGGTTTATTGTTTGATCTGCCTGCCTAATATGGGAAGAAATAACTGAGACAGGGTTTTCTATACAAATGTGGTCTATTGGAGCGTTCATAAGTTGCTGCACAAAATCAAGTGCCTGTTCTCTTAGATGCATGGGCTTTCTACCTTCAGAAAACCAGCGAGCACCAGAGACCGAAAGGTGTGTGCATGGGGGGTGCAAAATCGCCAAATCCCAATCCATGTCTAAATAGTTAAGAAGATTTCCTTTTATATGATTTCCAGGGGCTTCGGATTCTAAAATATCGCATGACCAAGCATCATGTCCTCGTCTTGCAAAGGCATCTCTTACGATTCCCGAATACTCGCATCCAACGAGAACACGCATAAAAAAAATTTAATTATCCTAGTTATAACTCAAAATTCAAAGAAAGTCTGGGTATTTTAAGATCATTAAGGATCATCTCGATCATTAAAGATCATTTTGGTATTTTTGGGCTTTTTTGAGATCATTTTGCATCATTTAAGATCATCTTGCATCATTTCGCATCATTTTGGATTATTTTGGATTATTTGAGATCATTTTGTATCATGTAAGATCATGTAAAAATATCTTTGATTTTAAGGCCATTTTTGGCCATATTTTGCCCATAATCTTGGCTTTTTTAGAGATCATTTACCGATAATCAAGATCATCTTGGATCATTCAGATTATTTTTAGAAATAATACGATCATGTTTGATCATGATGCATCATCTTGGATCATTTGGCCAAATTTAGCGAAAAAACAGATCATGATGGATCATTTGCATCATTTTTGATCATGAACTCTAAAAATCTCTCAAACTTGTTAAATTTTCAAAAACTGTATAATAAAAGTAAATCGGGAAGCCTGACGACAACAAAGCAGTGGTCTGAAAGCTGAAAAACACCCATTGATACCGTGGGAAAGGCAGGGCAGTCATGGCAAGGGGCTGATCGATCTCCCGATTTAGAATTACAACTCGTTTATTAATATATCCGCACCAACCACCTCATCTTCATTGCAGTATCTTTTGGTTGCTGATAAATTTGTTACTTGACAGTCATCTATAAAGGCAATCCCTGAAAGTGCGTCTAAAGTTGACCTAACAAGCTTATCTAGGTCATTTTTTTTAACAATTAAATAAGCTGGAGCCGATTGCTTCAGCAGTCCATTTGAGCGATAGTGACTTTTAGGTCGTTTAAACCTAAATATCAAACCTACGTGACAAGCACCCTCGATAGGTGTTTCTGTCTCTTTTTTGGCCACCTTGCTAACTTCCCTCCGCCATGTCTTTACCCTTTTGCAAACTTCGATCATTCTGCCACCACCAA